TTTACACTCTTCACATTGTTTGTAAGGATTTTTACTACATGATAAGTATGGACAAGATAAATCTATATTACTATAATCACTCACAACAATTACATTCTGCATTAATTGTATCTTCTAATGTAAACACTGCGACATTCTTATCACATCGTCTACACCATAGTTGTATATGCATATTATCTTTAGTTAAACCTACATCTAACTTTCCCCATTCTTGTGGTGTCATACCTGATGGTCTATCATCTAAGCAAGTGTTACACTGTGCAAATAATTGAATTAAGTTTCTTTGTGCTATGCTATCATTTGGTGTCATCATTGTTGATTACTCCTTTGATTGTATCGTGCATAGCTGCTGTGTTTTCAATTGCTTCTTCTGTATCCTTATCATTCCAAGGATAATCTGATATACCTGTGCCATTATCTAGTTCTATCGTCCATTGATTAGTGATATGTAAATCATATTCTCTAGCTATATGGTTAAGTAATAAGAATGGTTCTCCCCAAGCAGAATCAAATGTTAATATAACTTTACCTCGGTCATTCTTATAGTCAACTGATAACACCTTGGTGTCACAGTCTCCCCATTTAGTTCCCCAGTTACGATACTGCCAATCAATTGGTTCATATGTACCGTATTCTTTTATCATATCTTCTTTAACCATATCTAATACTGGGCGTGCACCATCTGGGTCTTCATACCATATATCTACACGAACACCTTCAATTTCTCTTGAACCTTGTGTTATACCTTCGAATACTTTAGGCAATGGCATACAATTAGTTAGTTCTATTAATGTAAATTGTCCTTCGTCTTCGGTATAGTAATCTGTTTCTATCTTACTTAGAAACGCTTTGATATCTGTTTCACTACCAGTTATGGTAGCTGTATTGTCTGTCCAATTAGGCATTCTCTTTCCTTTCATCGTTAGTTGTATTGTTGATAAGCGAATTATGAATACGTAATAACCTAGTATTCTTTTCAATTCGCTGGTTCAACAAGTCTAACGCTTCGTTAATAGTCTTTAATACTTTAATAAGTTCTGCGTTGTTCACTCTTCCTCCTTAGCAATACGCTGTTTAGCGTCCTTAATTATATCGTTAACCATCTCGTTCATTGAAATAGCTGTAAGCTTAGCGTCGTCACTACCAAGTTCGTTAAGAAACTCGGTGAAATCACTGCGTAATTTATCATGTGATAATGTTCCTGCTAATAACCTAGCCATTAAATCACTTGGTTCATTACTTATTCGTCTATCATCGTCTGTTAGATACTCGATGATAGACATTTGTATTACTGCTAATAGTTCTATCTTATCGTGCATTAACTTTATCATTTGTTTAGTATTGTCACTCACTTATTCCTCCTCTTTGTATAGTGAATTGAAACACTCGTCGTGTGTCCCTGTTATTAATAGTTCCCTATCTTCTTTAGGTAGTTCCGGGAAACATTCTTGAATTAACTTACCTTGGTTGTACCAGAATATTCCTTGAGCTGGTACGTCTATGCAAGTTTTATTGCTACATACAATACACGGTTGACATTCAACTGTGTAAGTATCTTCCATTATATTCTTAGCTATAATTGTAAACATAATTCCCTTTCTGTTATATATATTCTGTCTGTCGATTGCAAAAATGCTGAGACAGACAGAATATAATAGTCATTAGAATGGTATAGTATCATCCTCATAATCACTACGGTCTGGTTCAACCTCGATGAATAACTCATCTTTAATACCAAGATAATCTAAGTCACTCTTAATTCGTGACTTCATTTGTTTATCTTGTTGGTTGTTGATAGCATACGCTACCATATTTTCTAGTGTAGCTACTTGACTCTCATCAAATATACTATCTAGTGTTTCCATAGCTTTATGTATAGCTACTATGTCATATTTTATTGGCGTTTCTGCCATAGTCATATCCCTTCTATTGTCGTTAGTCTTTTGGTTGTTACCAGGTGAAACCTGGATAAAAAAAATTTATTTTTTTTATACCTAGTGTATACAAGGTGCCGAAGCACCTTGCATACATAAGTATTGGGATTACTCTTGAGGTAGAATACCTTCAAGAGTATCTATCTCAACACCTTGTTGAGATACAGCAGTTTTAACTGCTGAGCTAACTGTCAAGCCTTCGGCTTGTGTGTTAGCATTATTAGGATGTGTTGGCGATTGTTTAGACAATTGCCAAGCACCTTCCTTGGATAGATGCGTAGGAGCGTCCCTCCAAGTTTTTGACTGTTTGTCAAAGACTGGTAGCCATACCATATCGGAATACTTGGTGTATTCCTTGCCTGTAACCACGCATACTCGTGGTTTAGGCATTATGTTTTTATTAGTTTTTGGTTCTACAACCGTATTTTCACTCATCATTATCCTTTCATAATAGAGTTACTACAATGATATATTTATATATATCTGTCTGTTCTCTCGAACTCACGGAACGTGAGAGAGAACAGATAGATATTTATATTTTATTACAATGGTTACAAACGCATAACCAAGCCAAGCCTTCGCTTGTCTGGGCTAATACATAACTGCTTTCGCACATACTGTAATCCTTTCCGATTTCACAAATCGGAAGGAAAGGATTACTGTTGTGTAAAGCATTATGATATTGTCTACGCATAATGGAACTTAAAACAACTACATAGTCTTTCATTTTAATCTATAATCCTTCTTTCCGACTTCATAAGTCGGAAGGAAAGAAGGATTTATAGATTTAAAGACTATGTGTAGTTTAAGTTACAATATATGCTTGACATATATTGTATGACTACCATATGTCAACCGAAGGTTGTTCTTTATAGTACGTAAGGTCTAAAAAATATACTGGTAATCTTTACAGTATGTTGCTATTAAAGTCAGTAAGGAGTTGCCTTTTTGAGCATGAGCGGGCATATACAGTAATGATTCTGATTAAACATTTTCCTAGGTCCTTGGGTACTTCTTTTGCGTTTCTACGTTACTGTCTCACCAGTCAGAAGCTTTCAGTGTCCCGGTCACTACTTTACCTGTAACAAATTACTTGTGTTTAATGTTTGTAATAAATGGAACTATAGCATATAATTCTCACTATACAAACATCTACAGAAAGTTAGTGAAATGTCCACAAATATCATCTGCATAGCTGAAGGTTGCAGAAAGAAATTGAAAGGTAGACAAAAGAAATTCTGCTCAGGGACGTGCCAGAAGCGTCAATTTGCCCGTGACAAGCGACATAATGACAAAGTGGACCCGAAGCCCATAAATAAAGAGTACAATAGTGATACAGGGGATTACGCATCAGTGCGTAGAGGACAGTATTACCGAGCTTTCGTAAGTGAAGGTATAGCTGAAACAGTTGCAACTGGTGGGATATCAGTAGCTGAGGCAGCTTCCCTCCTTGGTTGTACTTCAGCTACGGTGTCCCGCATGCTTGCTGCCTACAAAATAGATAGTAGGAACGAAATAGCAGCAGAGGATTGGGAACTATCCGAAGATGCAAAAGCCTCATTAGAAAATTTTTCCGACTTCCGACACAAATACTTTAGAACAGAACTAGGAAAACATTATGACACCGCAGATTTTCATAAGAATTGGATTAATAATATTATTGATAGTATAGAAAACGGTAAAGAGTTATTAATACTGTCACCCCCACGACATGGAAAGACTGAATTATTAATACACTTTGCTGTGTATCAAATATGCAAGAACCCTAACGTACGTATTATGTGGGTAGGTGGTAACGAAGACATTGCAAAGAATGCACTCTCTGCTGTACTAGACGTATTAGATACTAATGAAGAGTTAAGAGAAGACTTTTGTGCACCTGGACAATCTTTTAAACCTGATAATAGGTCAGGAAAGAACTGGTCACAAAATCAATTCACTGTAGGTACTAGAACAGTACCAGGTATTAAGTCACCTACTATGGTTGCTGTAGGTAAAGGTGGAAAGATATTATCTCGTGACTGTGATTTAATTATTGCTGATGACATTGAAGACCATCAAACAACAATGCAACCTGGTGCAAGAGAATCTACAAGACAATGGTGGACTACAACATTATCAAGTCGTAAAGAGGAACACACAGCTGTTATTGTTATAGGTTCTAGACAGCACCCTGATGATTTATATAATCACTTACTTGAATCAGATAACTTTACAAGCATAGTAGAAA